CGTGGCGGGCAAGACCGTGGCCGTGAGCGTGCGCGTGGCGCAGGTGCCGGCCATGCCGCGGCGCGGCGACACCTTTGCGGTGACCGGCGGCGAGCTCGCCGGGCGCACGCTGGTGGTGGATTCTGTGCTGCGCTCGGATGCGCTCGAGCACACGGTGCTGGCCGCATGACCGCCGTTGCCTACGATGTCCAGATCGACCGCGAGGCCATCCAGGAGGCACTGAGCCTCTTTGAATTCCTGGGCGGCAACAGCGCGGATGCGCTGCGCGTGGCGATCAACAAGACTGGCCCGAAGGTCAGGACGGCTGCATCGAAGGCGATCCGCGGCGAGGTGCGGCTGACCGCGAGCTACGTCGGCGACAAACTGAGCTTCAAGCGGGCGACGCGCGCCGATTTGTCGGGCGCGATTCGCACGCCCTCGCGCGGGCTGCTGCTCACCAAGTTCTCGGACGATCCCGCCGTCGCGGCCGATGGCGTGTCGTGGATCAAGCCGCCGCCGCAGCCATTCGGCGGCCTGTTCGTGAAGGTGAAGCCGAGCGGCGCCGCGAAGAAGATTGGCCGCGCCGACGCGAGCAAGCCGTTCTACGTCGTGCTGAAGAACAGCCGCGCGCTGGGCATCGCGCGCCGCCTGGCCGACGGCAAGCTCGACGTGCTGCACGGCCCGTCGCTGTCGCAGGTGTTCGGCAACATCCGCAAGGACGTGTTGCCCGAAGCCGGCGCCGAGCTGCAGCGGCAGATGCTCGACGCCATGCGCTACCTGCTGGTCAAGCAGCACCCGGCGGAGACCTGACCATGGCCACCCCGATTCGCGAGCGTCTGCTCTCCGCACTGACCACCGCCGTGGCCGGCGAGTACGGCATCCCGGCACCCGAAGACGAGCGCGACCTGCCGGTGACGATCGTACAGGACGGGGCCGACGAGGCGGGCGGCAGCTATGGCGTGGTGGCCTGGACAACGCCGGTGGCGATTGGCCGCGCGGCGGCGGCGGTCGATACCTCGGCGATGACGCCCACGGCGGCGCGCGCCGCGCTACGCGCGCAGGCGCACGACATGCTTGCCGCGCTGTGGGTGGCGCTGGAGGTGGACGACACCTTTGGCGGGCTGGCCGACGGCTTCGACGCCGACGGGCAGAGCATCCAGACCGAGGTCGGGCAGTTCGTGTTTGCGGAGCTCGCGATTCGACTGCGCTGGCACCACGCGCGCGGCAAACCCGACCAGCTCGACGAGTGATCTCGTCATGAACGTTTTTTCACCCCGCAACTGAGGATCTTCCAACATGGGCAACCCCATCGTCCGCTACGAGGCCGGCCAGACGGCCTATCCCTTCGAGGCCCTGACCGACTCCGGCGACCATGCCGTGTTCGTGGCCTCGTTCTCTCCGATCTCCAACGCCGCCGGCAGCGAGCCGGTGGTGGCGCCCTATGGCCTGCTCACTGGCGGGGCGCTCACGCCGTCGGCCACCAACAACGTGGTCAACGTCGCCGCGCTGACCGCCAGCATGGCGGCCGTGTCGGGGGCCAGCAGCTCGGGCGTGATCTCCGTGGCGGGCACCACCGCCACGATTACCCGCCCGGCAACGGCCGTGGCCAAGGTGTGTTCGATCACCGTCGATAGCACCGGCGCGGTCGCGGTCGTGGCCGGCACCGATGGCGCCACCACCACCTTCAGCGAGACGCGCGGCGCCGCCGGTGGCCCGCCGCTGATCCCGGTGGGCAGCATCGAGATCGGTCAGGTGCGGGTGACGAGCAACACCGCCGCGGTGGTCACCAGCGCGCAGATCTACGCCGTGCCCGACCTGCACGTCGAGCGCGCCGACTACCCGCCGGCGGCAATCAACTACGCCACCGGCGAGGTGACGTTCGCCGAGGCGCTGCCGCTGATCCACACCGGCTCGGTCGCCAAGAAGGTGTACTTCCGCGGGGCCGCGCCGCTGTTCGCGCCGATCCCCAAGACCAGCGACTGGGTGCCGGCCGAGGCCACGTACTCGATCAACTCGACCGACACCTACGACGGGCCGGTCGGCTCGGCGTCGTCCTCGCTCGGCCAGGCGTCGTTCAACGCCATCCTCACCGACGGCATCACCGACGCATTCCTTGCGCAGTCGGGCAAGGATATCTGGGTGGAGTTTCGCCCCGACCGCGACAAGCTGGTCCCGAAGCAGCTCACGCAGGGCATCCTGGGGATCGGCCGCACCTTCCCGGCCGGTGGTGGCAGCTTCACCGCGGCCTGCACCGTGACGCCGCGCGAGAAGACGCTGGATGTGAAGGCGTAAGGGGCCGCGCATGGCGATGGACCTGAACGCCTTCCTCGCCGCCGCGCTCGCTCCGCGCGAGCAGGCGGTGGAGGTGCCCGAGCTGGCCGCGTGGTTCGCCGAGGGCGAGCCGGCGGTGTGGACCGTGCGCGGCCTGAGCGCCGCCGAGCTGGGCCGGGCGAAGGAAGCCTGCGCGCGCGGGCTGGACAACATCCGCGCGCTGGTCGAAGCGATGGCCGGCGATGCCAACGGCGACAAGGCCGCCAGCATTCGCCGCGCCTTCGGCCTGAGCACGGACGATGTGCCCGAGGACGTGAGCCGGCGGATCGAGATGCTGGCCGCGGCGAGCGTGTCGCCGGCCATCGGGGCGGAGAACCGCGACGTGATCGTGAAGCTGGCCGAGAGCTTTCCGACCACGTTCTACCGGCTCTCGAACACCGTCGATGCGCTCACCGGGCAGGGGGCGGTCGAGGGAAAGCCGAAGCGCTCTGGAGCGAGCCCGGAGTAAGGGCTGCGGCCTATCTCTGCGCCGAGCGCGGGCGGTTTCTGTACGAGGCCCGGCCGGATCACTTTCCGGCCGGCTACCTGACGGATACAGAGATTGCCGTGTGGGGGCTGTTCTACAAGGAGCGCGCTGCGCGCTCCGCAACCAGGTGACGCATGGCCGACGCGCAAAAAACAATCGAGCTAATCTTCCAGGGCGTCGACAAGACCGGCGCCGCCACGGCCGCGGCCGTGAATAGCTTGAACGGCCTGGCCACGAACGCACAGGGCGCGGCAGCAAAAGTTTCGGACCTCGATAACGAGCTCGACAGCGTCGGCAAGCGCGGCCAAGGTCTCGAGTCGCTGAAGGACGCGTTCCAGGCGCTGGCCAGTGCCGTGGTCGTGTCCGCGTTCATCGATGCGAACCTCGAGGCGGAAAAGTTCGACAAGGCGATGACCTCGCTGCAGGGCAGCAGCGCGGCGGCTGCGCAAGAGTTCGAATACATCAAGAGCGTGGCCAATACGCTTGGCGTCGAACTCTTCACCGCTGCAGACGCCTACATCCAGCTGACCGCAGCGACGAAAGGCACTGCGATCGAAGGGCAGCTGACACGGGACCTGTTCGAATCGATTTCCGTGGCAATGGGCAAGCTCGGACGGTCGAGCGAAGAGACGAACGGCGCGCTGCTCGCGGTGTCGCAGATTGCCAGCAAGGGAACCGTGAGCCTCGAAGAGCTGAAAGGCCAGCTCGGGGAGCGGCTGCCCGGCGCGTTCAACCTCGCCGCCGAGGCGATGAACCTGACCACGTCCGAGCTCGACAAACTCGTGTCCAGCGGCAACCTGACGGCCGGCGAATTCCTTCCGAGATTCTCCGCGCAGCTCAAGGAGACCTTCGGCGACATCTCGTATATCGAGGGTTATGCGGCCTCGTGGGCGCGTTTGCAGAATTCGATGAACGAAGCGTTCGTGGATATCGGCAAGGCTGGCGCCTTCGATGTCATCACGAAAGGCTTGCAGCTTGCAACCACTTCGATCACCGGCGCGATCGCGGGCTTCAACCTTCTCGGCGAAGTGGCCGGCGCCGTCGCGGGGGCGATTGCAAGCGGCGATTTCTCGCTGCTCGGCGAGGCGATCGATGGCGCGATGGCGCGCGCGGCGGAAAAGACACGCGGCGCGCGTGATGCGCTGTTCGAGACCAACCAGGTCGCGGAGGACCTGAAATACTCTGGCGAGCAGGCCGGCGAGGCGGTTGCCGATGGAATGCAAAAGGGCGAGCTTTCCGCAAAGGAACTGGCCAAGGCATCCAAAGAAGTGGACGCGGCGCTCAAGGGCATCGGCATCGATCCCAAGTCGTTTGTGGACCCGATCGAGCAGGTTGTAACTGCTTTCGAGTCGCTGGCGAGCAACCCGGCTGCGTCGGGCGAGCAGCTTCTTTCCGGCTTGCTGGTGACGCTCGACAAGATCAAGGACTCGGATGCGCTGAACAAGGTCTTCGACGCAACGGCGCAAGCCTACAAGGAAGGCCGGCTGTCCGCGGAGCAGTACGAAGCCGCCCTGGGGGCACTGGAGACCAAGCAGGACGGCACGTGGGAGGCGATGACCCGCACGACGACCGCGACCGAGAAGCAGTCGGCGGCGCTCCAGAAAAGCGCGCAGGAAGCGAAAAAGGCCGAAGAAGCAGGGCAGAAGCTGCGGATCGAGCTCGAAAAGATCTCAAGCAACGAGCGCATCAAGACGCTGGAATTCAAGGCGCAGATCGACGTGGCGCGCATCCAGGCCGATGCGCAGAAGGTGGTGGCAGCGTTCGATTCGATCAACGCCGGGATTGAATCGACCGGG